TAACCCTCTCTTTCTTTGGAGATAGAAGATTTAAGGGTCTTATAATCCTGTATGCCGTCATATTTCTTAACAACATCAAATCCATATTGTCTCCAAATATCTATATCATATTCTTTCCCATTATTATCAAAGGTTCCTAATAAAACTAACCCTTCATAATCTCCGTAATCAACTACTATTCTATTTTGTCCTCCCACAAGTTATTTATTTTTACAATTTTCAAAGTGCCATCTGTGCATCAATCCTTCGCCGCCTTCTTTACCACAATATGGACAAGTTACTTTTTTTCTTGGCACACCTTTATTTAATGATGGCATTCCTTTTCTACTTTCACTCATTTTTTTCCTTGTTTCATCAGTCGGCGTTTTACCTAAATTAAGTTGACACATCCTAATTCGTTTTTTATCTTTAGTTTCGTGACTTTGGTATTTTCCGTAATCATTACCCATCAGTTTTTTGCGTAAATTTTGTTTATGTTCTTCACTATGATAATGTTTTCCGGTGTTTATATTACTAATTTTATTTCCAATTTCTTTTGATTTATCTTCACCGAATCGTTCAATAAATGTTTTTCCTTTTAATAAATCGCTCAATTTCTTTTTTGTTTCTTCACTACGAGGAACGCCCTTTTTTGATTCCGATATTTTTTTTGCGTGTTCTACTTTTTTCTCATCACTCATAATTTCCCATCTTTTTTTATGGGAGTTTGACATTTTATCTAAAATATCTTTAGTGAAGATTATTTCTGAACCTCTTGCGTTATTATAATACCTGTCATTTCTTAAATCAATTTCTTTTAATAATTTTTGTTCAATTTGTAAACACGCATCCTTTGTCCCTCCGGTAATAATTTTTCTTTCCCATATCATATCCGGATTATTAAAATCATTCCAAAAATCCTGATTATGTGATGATGAAATATACCCATCACTTATGTCTCCTTTATGATAACCAATATATGATTTACCATTAGTCAAATTAAACCATTTATATACAAACGCTTCATTATTCATATCCATCTATTTTTATATAAATATCTAATATAATTAAAAACAATACTATTCTGTGAATAAATCTAATAAATAATTTCAAAACAATACGTTAAGTGTCTGAACATAATATCTGTATTGTATTTTTTTAGAAGTTCAGCACCTTTTATCGCTTGTTCGGATGTAAATGAGCCACGAGATGCAACAATCCATTTACCTTCATACCAAAAAACAATTAAAAGTGAACCATCCATTTTTTCAAATACCTCAAAAGATTCATTAGGGATATCATCTAAGGTTAATTCCTCATAGTTAAAAAACTTATCGAAAGATTTAGCGATTACATTACCCTGATTATCCAAAATTAATCCCCTACAACTCTTGGTGATATTATCCCACAATTTCTCGTATTGGGTCTTTCTGGTATAGTTGTATATAGACAAAGGAAGGGTTGGATGGTCATTTTTAACCACCAAACCCTTCTCTATGTACTCAGTCAATATGTTTAAGTCGAATTCCATTTTTTTATCGTATTTCCAAAGGTACTAAAAAAAATGGAAAAAAGAAAATGTTAGTTTTGGATTAACATATTTGTGTTTGCAATCGGAAATCTTGCAACAGGAACACGAACATCGTTTCCGTCTTCATCGAGTTGTTTTCTTATTACTTCATAATAAGATTCCATAACTTTTACAGTTGGAACATCTGAGAAAGTATGAATCATATTAGATCCAGGATGTTGTGCGTAGAGTGTCACTACTTTAGTTTTTGTGTTGAATACTAATGTTTGCATATTATTTAATTTGATTTAATGTTATTTTATCGGTTTTTTTGAATGGACATGGTTTCCATATCCGTACATCATTTTTATCTGGTAGAGACCAGTATTGTCTATCACCACAGAGTTTACATTCTCGTACATTAACCCTTATGTCTTTTCTACCTTTTGGATGGTCAACTACTTCATGTTTTTCCTTTTTGGTTTTCCAATAATGAAGTCCAATTTTACAAAAAAGTTTCATACATTATTTTTTTTCTGTCTCGTCAGCGATTGACAAAAGTATTACAATCGCAAGAATAGTAATTAACCATCTGTGAGTATCCACAGGTGTACCGAACACAAATTGGCTCGCAGTATACATACCTAAAGTGAACACTCCAATCAAGGCGACAAAACTCAATATTTTCTTTTTCATAACTTTATTTCAAATCGGTTTTTCATTTGTTCTAATTTATCGGCAGGTACTCCGTGCTCATTTATTCCATTGTGTCTATTCTCCACAATAAGGGAATGAACTCTATATCCATACTTCTCTGCCAACTTATAGTATTCTTCCATTTCCCACTCTTGAGTAAATGTGTTTGATACTACAACTGGAGAATGTTCGTACTTCATTGCAAATTCAATTTCTTCTTGACACCATTTGTGAGCTTCTTTGATTTTGGATGGTTGGAACTTATAGTTTCCATCCCCATCCACAAAATACATATCTGCCTCCTTATGACAATAATCTTTCTCACCAACTAACATTTTTGCCAAAGTTGATTTACCACTGCCGGGTAATCCTCTCAATAAGAATAATTCTTTCATTTCAATATCGTTTTTGTATAGTCATCCCAAAAGCAAAGTTAAGAAAACTTATCTGAATACCAAAGGCTGGAGTTTCAACTCCTGTCTCCAAGAAATAATACCTGTCAATCCAAAGTGATATACACGGAATAATCCAGTATCTCCCTTCGAATTTTACGAATCTACTTTTGTGAAAAAACCAATTTCCCATATCTATTTATCTTTATTTTGAATGTTATCTAAATGATGATCGTATTCTCCAACTTCTGAAATTTTTGGTCGATGACGAAGGAGTGGAATAACTTCATCCATCATATTATATGGTCTAAATTCAGGGTGACCATCCATACCGACATCCATTCTTTGACCTTTACCGAATCTCAAATGAGTTGGAAGGTGACAGTGCCCGTGCAAGTGCATCACTCCCTTACCAAGACCATCCCAAGAACTAATTGGGTAGTGCATCAAACGAAACTTAAATTGTCCTATTTCAAGAGTATTGTAATGAGATACGCTCTTGAAAAGTTCTTGACAATCATTTCTATTTTTTTTAATATGATGGTCGTGATTTCCCAAAATTAAGTGGATGTTTTTACACATGATTCTATCCCAAAATTCACGGATACTTTCGAATCCACCGAAAGACCAATCGCCAAGGCATATAAGAGTATCATCAGGCATCACGCAATTATTAATGTTATTAACGATTGCGGAATTCATTTTTTCCAAAGTTGGAAAATCTCGAGTTTGTTCAATAGGGATTTCACCATCCTGAGTTCTCCAGCTGGTAACACCACGGCATATGTTTTTGTGGTTGTAGTGAGGATCGGAAAATATCCAAACATTTTGTTCAGTCCTACCTTTGATATTCACATCTATCTTTATCATGACGTAAAGATAATAAAAAATTACTCGGAAACCAAAAATACTGGATTTTGTTCTCCAGCATATAACCCGATGATATTGTAATCGTAGAACTCTTCTGCTTCAGAATGAGTCATTAAATCTCTTTCACAGAGAATGTTGAGGATTTTGTTTTTTGAATATAGAATTCGAGGCCCGTTACCGAACTCTTCGACAATTCCAATTATGGCTTCATCAAGTCCATCCAAAATGATGGCACCTTCAGCGTATTCGTCGATATCGTAGTCGTTGATTGTCATAGTAGAGAAATGACAAGTGAGTCCATAAATTGAGGCGATAAATAAATTACCAAGATACTATCGGATGAAAATACAGAACTCACTTGTGTAATACAATAATAAATTTTATGTGAGATAATGTCAAATGAAAAAATGGAAAAAGAAAAGTATTTATTAATAAAACTAATAGTTATGAGAGGATACTTCGGATTAGGTCAATTATCTGCAACAGAGAAACAAAATATTTTGGACCAACACAAGAGTTTGTATAATGGGTACCAAACCATGCAACCACAGGTTTCTAACACCCAACCTTTGTATACCTACGACTTTGCCGGAGATAAAGACGGAATGGTTGTAAACAACAAAGGTGAAGTAAAGAAATATACGAATATGGGAATCAACGAACAAGTTGAAGGGAAAGAAATGTGTGAGCAATGTGGAGGTCGAATGACTGAAGGTATTTGTGAACAATGCGGTAGTGGAGACATGGAAGAAGGTGTTGGAAAACTTGACGACATCTATGATGAGGAAGATTTGAACCCATCTGCAGGGTTTGATTACATCGAAGGTCCATCTAATAGTATAGATACTTTTGAGAAAATGCATAAAAACTTATACAAAGAAGATGAATACGAAGATCCTGACAACGAAGATGATGGATTTGAAGATTTAGAGGTCGGAGACCAAATAGATGAGGATGAAACAGATGACATGCCGTATGAAAAGGGTAAAAGAGGTATGAAAGCATCTCGAGCAAGAGCTTCATTTATCCCAACTCCACAAGAAAATGAAATTCTAAATAATTTATTCGGACAATACGGTGAAGATATTCCACCAATTGTAATCAGATATTTGAGAAAATTACCAAGAAAAACTTTATTGAATCGTTTAATAAGAGTTGGTCTTATCGACAAAGATTTGTTGAAAGGATCTGAAACTATTAATGAACAAGGTTATACAGGAGGAGGAAACGCTCCTGATATGGATTTAAGTAATATTGATCCGGCATATGACTTTATTTCTGATGGACCAATGGCGGGTGGAGATGTATATCCTACAGAAGGAGAAATGGGAGAACAAGCACCTGAGGATATGTTAAAATACAGAATAAGAGGAGTAACTTATTCGAATTTGTTAACTTTTATCGAATATGAAAAAGACCAATTCGATACCTGTAAAGACTTTGGTGATGAATTTGAATATGCTGATAATGTTATTACTACCGCATTAGATACTTTCTTTATTGAAACTGAACAAGAATTACACTCTGATTTCTATTTTGAAGTTCATGATATGTGTAAGGATTGGTTTGGTGAGGATTTAATCATAGAGTATATGGAAGAATGTGGAGGTCAAGAAGAGAAAGAAGAAGAGGACTTCATGTTCATGGAGTCAGCATTCGCAGATGAAATAGATGAAGTCGACGTATCAGGTTCCCAAGGAATTTATGGAGAAATGGATCCTCCATATGACTTTGATTCTGAAGGACCAGGTAAGGCTGGACCATATCAGAGGTCAAGTTATAATGAAGAGGAAGTTGAAGATGAGGAAGAATTTGAAATTGATGAGGATTTACAAGAATCCTTCCACAATCAGAAAAACAAAATTGTGGAAATGATGAGTAGAATGAAAGTGATAAAATAAATTACCCCTCCTATGATAGTCTCGTAGGACCGACTCAAATGAGTTTCAACCCCATAGAAATATGGGGTTTTTTTATTTTATTATTACAAAAATATAACTTTTCATATATTTTCTAATATTTGTTAATAAATTGTTGTATTATGGAAATCAAGGAAATCGTATCTTATTATTTTAATAATGAGGCCAATTTAGTCGATGTATCATTTAGAACCATCGAAGATGAAGAAGATGTTGTAAGAGTCGATACAATAGATTATAGTGTAATAGAAAGTTATGGATTTGACTTAGTCACAGAATCTTTTGATTTTTTTGATGATGACCTTGAGGATGATTCATTTGAAGAAACAAAAATTGAATTAGATGAAGATATACTGATATCTTTTCTAAACGAATATTATATCGTTAATCCATCGTCAATCCCTGACCCTGAATTTTACTAAGGCCCAACTCGGGTTAATGACATTGTCATAACCTGTTTTTCACCAAATTGACCATTTGACCAAATTCCATTTAATTTTAATTGAAGGCTTTCTAATCCATCATCTTCAATAATAAATTTTAATGATATTGGACTACCATCTTTCGATATGTAATCAAATTGAACATATCCTGAATGAAATGGAGTTGTGCCAAATGTTTTGTAAAAGATTTCATTTGGTGGCATACCATATCTCCAAATATCTCTACCCGATTCAGTTCGAATCCAATCCATTCTTACTGTAGAATAATCAAAATGGATATAAAGATTATTTATTTGAATTTTGTTAAATGGGTGTCCAAGATTATTATTCACATATGTGTCACCAATAAGAAAAATTTCACTTCTCGGTTGACTTTGGTCGACACTTGTGACTTCTAATCTGGAAATGACATACTTTCCACTCAACGTGACATCCTTTATTTCGGTGACGTAGAATTGACAAGAGGTTAGAAATAAAAGAATTATCAGTATAATCTTTTTCATCTTCCAAAGGTAAGAAAAAATTTTCTAATTAAACAAATATTTATTAGTATGATATTAGACGTTGACTTCCTTATAGATTTTTTTTCAAAGTATTCTCAAATTGAAACTAAAGATGAAATGGGTGAACAAGAAGCTGAGGCACCTACAGGAGGAGGTGGAGGTAAAGTCCCAAAATGGTCGGACTCATATACTATAACAAGAGGCAAAGCAAATAGATTAGGAGTTTCAGGAGAAAAATGGAATACCGAACTTAAAAGAGGAGCTGCTAATCAAATTTGGTAAATTACGTGTATTTATATTATAAATTATTGAATAATGGTGCAACCAAAATACAGCCCTGAAGAATCATTAGAGAGAGTTAAGTTGATGATGAAATATGATTTATCAAAAACTTCTGTTGAAAATAAGATGAGTGAAAAAGTTTCAAAGGTTTATGACAAATTAAAACCTAATGTGAATGAAGTTGGAGGATTATTCACATAATAGCCAAAATAAGTAAAATTATTTTGTGATAAACTGACGAGCAAAAAGTAAAGGGGGTGTTCTAAGTCTAAAAAAAAAGAAGGGTTATTTACCCTTCTTTTTCGTTTTTAACCTAAACCATTCTTCAAATTTTTTTGTTTTAGAATTTAATCTATTTTTTACAGTATTGTAATAAATCTTATGTATTATAGAATATTCTTTTATCGATTTATAAATAATTCCATTGATACTAATTTTACAAAAATTCGGATTATTTGTTTTCATGAAATTGGAGTGAGGGTCATTTTTTGTTCCCTGTTTCAACTCAGATAATTTCATTTTAGTTTCTTCACTATGTGGAAACCCCCCTCTTTTTTTCACTGCGATAGATATATTTTTTTTATGTTCATCAGTCAATTTTTTCTTCTTACCTGATTCTTTCATTTTCAAAATAGTGGCCTCAGAAAAAGTTCTTCCTGAAAGTTTCTTCGATTTATTTTCAGAAATTTTCTTTTTTTCTTCTTTCGATTTATGATATATCCATTCTCCTCCTCCATCACCACCTTTAGTTGAATTATATCCATCTGTAAAAGAATTCTCTCTATTTATGAAATAAATCTCTTTTTCATTTAACAAGTGTTCTGGTATATCATCTTCCAATATACATTTACTGAACACGGATCGACCGTATTTTTCAGCAATTCTATTCGGTATAATGCCTGATGACCAATAATTTTTGTTATTACCATTATGTTTACCAACATATTTTTTACCATTTCTATTGTCGACCAACAAATAAATATATCCCATATACTATAAATATATCCAACATTAGTTTAGTAAAAAAAAAATTATTTTCTTTTTGTCACAATTTCATCAATTAATCCGTAATCTAGAGTTTCCTGTGATGAGAACCATAAATCTCTGTCGGCATCGATTTTTATTTGGTCTGACGACTTTCCACAATATTCTCCAAGCAAATTGAAGATTGTATCGTTAATTTTAGTCCATTCTTCGAAATTTACCTTTGCGTCTGCGTAAGTTCCTTGAAACCCTGATGATGACTGATGTATCATAGTTCTCGAAAATTTGAGAGAACTTCTCTTCCCCTTTGTTCCTGCTGCTAGTAATACTGCTCCCATAGATGCACACATACCAACATTAATTGTTCTAACATCACATTTGATATAATTCATAACATCAATCATACTTAATCCCGATTTTATACTTCCACCACCACTATCCAAATGAATTGTGATATCTGATTTATCAGTATTATCAAGAAACATGAGTTGTGCTTGAACAACTGTGGACATTCTATCGTCTACGGGACCTGCTGCCCATAATATACGGTCACGAAGTAATCTTGAGAAAATATCCATTTGAGTTACTCTCATTTCTCTTTCTTCGAGAATGTAAGGAGTCATAGATGACTGAATTTGATTTGAGAAATTGTGAAGGTCCAATGACCCTTTACCCAAGTGATTTACGTAATAGTTTTGAAATTCTTGTCCGATGTTCATATATGGTTTATTTTTTTCAAAGGTAATGAAATTTTTTAGTTTATCCAAAAAATTTTACAAATTATAAAAATTTAATATATTATAAAATATGGTATATACAATAATTGCGGAAGCCAGAACAGGTGGGTCACATTTAGTTGAGGCCCTAAATAAAGAACTGCCGTATTTCGAATTAGCGGCAGAACCGTGGAATATGGCACCTAATAATTTTACTGACAGTAAAGATGTTACTGATATTGATTGGATTAATAAATATGAAAATATCATTATAAAGGAAATTTATAAACCTAATATGGATTTTTTACCTTTGATTAATAGAAGTGACAAGGTTCTATGTATATACAGAGAGAATTGGCATTCTCAAATAAGATCAATTCTATATCAAAGTACCTTTGACGAATGGCAATGGCAGTATAAAAAAACGGAGGTAGATATTATGATAAGTGATGAAGAAATTTATAAAAAATACCATGGAAGTTTTAAATCGGAAAAAAAAGATTTTCAAAATTTTATAAAGCGTATGAACTTACCTTCAATATCTTATGAAAAACTTTACTACCAAAATGGTGTATCCGAAGTAAAAGAAATTTTTAATTTAAATGATAGTTTTGAATTTCCCATTTATGAAAGACACCTTAAAGACGATGATGGTAATAGTATAGGTTATGAACCTACTCCAAATAAGTTAATTTAGAAGAAGTAGAAGGATATCTGTTTTATTTTTTATCCAAAAGATTTTTGAAATTCTATCCAAACATTCAATAAGACCACGTCATCGTACATTATTGGTGGTTCATATGCTAACCTACTCATTGACATTTTAGCCTCCTCAGGAGTTTTGTTGTCCTTATCTCGATTACACTTTGAACAACAAGTAACCAAGTTTGTCCATTCATTCGATCCACCTCTTGATTTGGGTATTACGTGGTCTAAGGTTAGATTCTTTTTCGACCCACAATAAACACACTCATATCCGTCCCTCTTATAAATGCGACTACGGTTGGGTTTGTTCAATCTTGTTCTGTGTCTGATGTATTTTAATAGGCGTATGATAACGGGTCGTATAAACGTCTTGTAACCAGTTACAATCGGATTCTCATCCGACCTTAACACTTCCGCCTTTCCTTTGGTGACCAACACGAAACCTCTCTGAACACTTGTTACGTTCAGGGGAGTGTAGTCAGAATTCAAAACCAATACTGTACTCATTTATCAAATATTTCAACAAAAGTAATTTATTTTTTTTAGAAACGAAAGTTGTTGTGAATGAAAAATTTTATTACCTTTGTCATGTTGATTTGGAGGAAGAACATAGTTAATATTTACAATACTTCGGGCCTGTAGCTCACTAGGTTAGAGCGGCACACTCATAATGTGAAGGTAGTAGGTTCGATTCCTACCAGGCCCACTTAAAAACATAATTAAACAAAACAATCATGAAAATTAAACAATTATTCGTATCATTAGTAACTCTATCGGTATTTTTAGTTTCTTGTTCTAAAGAAGAAATTAATGGCGTTAATATCCAACCAAAAGAGTCGATTGAACAACCAATAGTACATTCAATTACTGAGTCAACTATTGAGACAACTCAAAATGCTAGAACTAGTAATCAAAGTAATTCCAAAGCTTATGTTTTTGTTGAGCCTCAGTCAAAACTTTTAATGATTGTGAATCACTTAAAATCAGTCCCACATAGTGTTAGGACTCCAACAAGTACTCCGTTTTACGGATTTTTCACAGGTTCACCTATTAAACCTACAAATTTTTCAGATTTAAGAAATTATGTGGATATGCCACATTGGTATGATGGGAGATTACCGTCGGTAATTCAATCTGATATTACTCAAACATCATCGGGAGAGTATAATATGGGA